AACCTTCCTACTGGATACGAAGCAGTTAACTTGGCTGTAAAAGACGTATTGCAACCTGCTATCTATGAGTGGGCTGACTTTACTGCTCCTATCGTAATTACCAAGAAAGAAGAACTTGAGAACAAAGGCGAAAAGGCTATTGTTAAGATTGTTGAAGCACGTATGCGTTCTGTAATGGGTATGTTGCGTCGTGAACTTAACAAGCAGATTCTTGCAGGTTCATCTAGTATCTTGACATCTGTGAATACACTTAACGGTAACGTAAGTGGTGGATTCTTCGAAGCAGCAGCAGTTGGTTCTCAAACCAATACTGTTGGTGGTGTTTCAAAGTCTACTTACCAATCTACTACTGGTTGGCAAAATCAGTTTCAAGATGTTGCTTCTAAGTTTGGTGATGATGGTATTCGTTTGATGCAACAGTTGGCTATTCAAGCAGACACTGTAACTCACATGGGTCAAACTCAATGTGTATTGATGTCTGAAGCATGTATGGCAAACTATCGTCGTGCTTTGTTTGCACAAGAACGATACATCAATGAAAAGACTCTTGATGGTGGTCGTATGCAACTTGCCTTTGGTGGTGCTGTTGTTGAACAAGACCTTGAACTTGGTTTTGCTTACGGAGTCAATACAGTATCTGCATATTTCTTGAACTTTGATGGTGTCAAGTTGTGTATGCATAAAGATGCTGACTTTGCTGTATCTCCATTTGAGCATATCTCAGGAACTACTGCACGAGCAGCACAATTGTATGTTAAGATGCAATTAATCGCTGACCATCTTGGTTCTTGTGGTATCCTGACTAACGCAGAAACTTACTAAGGAGGTTTATCATGGCTACACAAAATATCATTCAATATCTTGAAACTACTCAATACTATGCAGATCAACGTGAGGGTTCTACTGTTGCTGTTGGCCCTGCTGCTATGAATCGTCGTCAAGTTGAAACCTACATTGCTTCTGAAGCCATTGCTGTTGGTGAAGCGGTATCTTTGGACTTGTCCAAGACTGCTGAAGGCGACATCATGATTCATGTAAAAGTTGCTGACAATGCTACTGCTTCTGCAGTTGCTTTTGCAGGATTTGCTTTGACTGCTGCAACTGCAGCAGGTGAAACCTTAGATGTTTGCATTGCAGGTGTCTGTGAAGGTCTATTGGCCAATGGTGTTGCTGCAGGTGACTGTTTGCGTCTTGATACAGCAGGTTCTGTAGATGTTTATGGTAATACTGATGTATTTCCTATTGTCGCTTATGCTGTAGATGCTAACAGTAGCGGTTCTGCTGCTAATGGAACTGTAGTAGTTATCAAACAGATGTAAACTTAGTTTCAATCCTTGTTGTTTATGGAGGGTGGGTGTGTACGCATCCACCCTTTTTATTTGGAGACGTTATGGCCAACTTAAAAGCATTGCGTGAAAAGGTAAAGAATATTACTGACTATTCGCCTGAACTACAACAGTTCAATGACCAGTTGGATGAGTTAATCAACGATGCGTACTACTGTATCTGGACTATGAAACGGTGGAACTTTGCCACTAAGTTAGATACGTTGCGTTTTCATGTTGATATTACAGCGACAACAGACTTGGAGAATACTGCGTTGTCTGCTGTAAATATGAACATTACTACAGGAGAACGCAAGGCTACATTGAGTGCGCCTATTGACCGATTGCACAACCCAGATATTTGGGAAGGTCAACCTATTGAGATTGATACTATGGAGTACACTATTTCCAAAGTAATATCTCGTACAGAAATATTATTAGACAGAGCATACGAAGGTACAAGTTACAGTGACTACACAGGTTGGAAGATTAAGAAGCGATGGTATGACCTTCCAGAAGATTGTTTAGAACTCTTGTATTTAGGCCATCGTGACTACCCGTATGTGTCTGTAACTGGTTCACAAAACCCTTATGGTAAGTCTACTGCCATCCTTCCTCGACGTGAAGAAGACTTAGACTTGCGTGTAGACTATGATAGTTCTTATGCAGAAGGATATATTACCAGTCCATCATTATCTATTGCACCTGCTGAAAAGATTAAACTTGCACCTGCTGAAACATCAGGAAACTTTACTGGTGGTAAGTCGTATGAGTTCTGTTGGGCATTTATAAAAGATGGTAAAGTTGGGGCTTTATCGGAATCAGAGATTATTACATTAAATGATGCAGATACAAGCATTAATGTAAAGTTTGTATCGTGGGATGATGAGGTAATCCAAGCAGATTCTTATAATAACAAAGACCAAGTAGCATCCCAATGGGAAGGTTACCGTAAAGTAATCTTGTGGAATAAGAACTTTAATAAGGCAACTGGAGAACGTATTGGTCTTCCATGTTGGCTCTATGTTACTGTTGGTGGTAGTAATAGAAATGAACTAGACTACCTAGATATTTTGATTGCCAAAGATATTGATAGTAACATTGATATCTTGAATACAAACCAATTAGACAATGGTTCACGTCGATATATTGAGATTGATGGATTACACCAACAGATACGACCATATCCACGAGTCAATGGATATGACTTTGAGGTAGACCAAGTATTAGATGGTGCTGAGATTGTAACGTACCATGACTATGTGCGTGAAGGTGTGATTCGATATCTTGAGAAACCTAAAGACTTGTTGCTGTCAACTGATGTGCCAAAGATGCCTTTTGAGTTTCATCAGTTAATTGTTTACAAGGCCCTTGAGGACATCTACTTAAAGTTGGGTCAACAAGGACTGGCAGCAACATATGAAAAGAAATACATGAAAGAGGTAAACAACCTTGCCAAACGGTATGTCGATAAGATTGACCAAAGAATGGTGAGGGGTCGATTTCACATGGCTTACGGTAGACCCACGTATGATGGTTCTACGTTAAGGAGATTATCGTGAAACCACAACGTCTACGTTCTTTTGTTTCTTGTAATGGTATCAACCAAGTATTGACACCACAGTTAGGAGATGCCAACAAGATTCTAAACTGTCGGTATTCTCCAGAAGGTGGATGGGTTGGTGACATTGGTTTTGAATCTTGGTGGAAAGCCCCATCTAGTTGGACAGTTAGTACAACTATCTTACAGGACTATTTTGCTGCTAAGGTGGATTCATGCTACCAATGGAAAAGACAAGGCACAAATGATGTTTATACGTTTGTGGAACAAGGTGGGAAACTTTATTACGTACTTGGAAACAAAGGTCAAGGTTCCACTTACACTGGATCATTTTACGATAATGATCTTGTGGTTGTTGATAGTAATCGTTATGTTCCTAAACTGGGTGACATTGGCAGCCAGTATATTAACCTTGGAACCCAGTTACTTATTATCAATGGAAGGGATAGGGCCATTCTTTTCAGCGGAGATAAAGTTTGGCGTGATTTTGGTTATGTTATCTTTACTGGTACTCTTGATCCACAAGATGTAGATACAGGCTATCAAGATAATGATATTCTTACTGCACCTGCTATATGGTTTACAAAGAATAGTGTTCAAGGCCTTGGAGACGTTACAGAAGAGGTAACGTATGAATACCAGTATAAAGTGTCGTATATTAGTGACCTAGGTGCTGAATCGCCACTGAGCGACTTACAGACTGTAGATTGGGAACTGCCTAAGAATAGTCCTGATTATAGATATGGTGTGGCTATAGATTTACCAGTAGGCCCAGAAGGTACTGTTGCACGTCGAATCTATCGCACCAAAGATGTAAACAATGTTGGTGCTACATTCTACTATGTGACCCAGATTAACGAAAACTCAAGTAGATTCTACATTGATGCCTTACCAGATAGATACTTAGTTGACACAGCACCACCACTAACTGAAAGTGCGCCCATCAATACAGATTACAAATATGGTGAGGTCTGGGATAATAGACTGTGGTTGGCTAAGGGTGACAAACTAATCTACAGTAAGTCTGGTATCTTTGAACAGTTTGGACTGGTAGATTACTTTATTGTGCCAAGTGCGTTTGGGGGTGATATTACTCAAGTGCAGGCATTTTATAATAACTTGATTGTATTTAGAGAATCTGCAATCAATATTGTGTCGTTTGGCGATAATCAATACTACATGTCTACCATTACCAGTACTATTGGAACTACTGCACCTAATAGTGTAGTGGTTATTCCACAGTTAGGTGTTGTGTTCATGAATGAACAAGGTATCTACATGCTTACTGGAGGATTGAACGGTGGTTCGAGTTTGGACGTTCAAAAAATTAGTGGTGGTGTTGATAAAGAACTCAAACGACGTAATATGCCTTTACTGCATAAAACTGTAGCGGCATACAGTGCAAAAGAACGTGAGGTTTGGATGCACTATCCTACTGATGATAGTACTATACCAGATAGTGGTGTAGTACTACACTTGACTCCACAAGTTCCTATGTGGTCATTTAGAACCAATACAGAAACTCCAGAAGCAGGGTACTGGTCAGCAATAACAACTACTGTTGATGGTTACTTTCTGTTGGGTACAGCACCTGAATGGACTATCGCAACAGACCAAACTACTAATAAGTTTGGCCCATTACAAGTAATGTCTAATAGTAATACGTGGGGTCAAAAAGCAGAGATTACATCTAGTGGTGATGTAACGTCTACACTTACTGTATCTGATGTGCCTAACTGCGGACATACATGGGAATCTGAATGGTATGGCTACAACGATAACTCAGTAAAGATTCGATACTTCAGTGTTGAACTACGTATTATGTCTTATGGCGACAATGGATTCAACTTTTACTACTCTACTGATTATGCTTTTGAAGAAGAACCTACGTCGATACAAAAGCAAGCCAAATCAGAAACAGTGTTCACGTCAAAGGAAGATGCAGTATTTGGTGAGGTGGATGCATCGATAACCAAAGTTCCATTTACCGTCGATGAGAGTATATTACGGGTAGGAAGATTGATTACTTTAAGATATGACGTGAACACGCAACTAATAGACCAGTTCAAGTTTGGTATTCGGACAACAAATGAGCAACAATTTCACCTGGTTTCATTT